CGTTGAACTCATGTCGTAATTCCTTTATAGGGCTAAAATTTCAAGATAGGACGCCAACCGCGTCTGCCTACCACACTTTCAAGACGTTATCGTGGCCGCCTGCGGTCGTATCGACCCACAGATCACCGGCCGCCGCAGCGGGGACCGCCGACAGCAAAGCAGCCGAACCGGCCGCCTGCATCACAACATTGGGATCGTTGCGAGTTGTAAGCTGGACGTGATTGAAACCGGCCGCGGTGCTGGTAATCTCAAGCGTGCCGGACAGAATGAGGCTGTTGTTGAGGTACGTGGCGTTGACACCATCGAAGATTTCAAATGGGTTGCCCCAGCTTGTGTCCCGGAGATGTGTCGTCTTATCGGCAGGGCCGAACAACTGAATCTGGGAATCGAGTCCGACGCTGCTGCCAACCGCCATCGAGCAGTTGCCGCCCGTGCCGCCGTAGCTAGTGCCGACCGAACCGAAGATAGCCGTGGCACCGCTGATCGTGCCTTCGTAGTTGCCGTCGTACCCGGTGCTGCCTTGGATATTCACCGATTCGGTGCCGAGCGAGCCGCCGAGGATCGAAGTCGCCGTGTCGCCAATCACGACACCGTTGCAAAAACCAGGATCGCCTGAAGCGGATAGGCCGGGCAAAGCGGCACCCTGGCTAGCGCATTGCGATGCAATACCTACGGAGTGGTCGCCGTTCACGTACTGACTGGAAAGGCCGATGCCGATGCAGTAGTCGCCCACGTAGGGTTGTGGCCCGATGGCCAGCGAGTTGAAGCCGCAGGCACTATCGTTGCAGGAGATGAGGGTCGAGTTGTCGCCGGTCCCGCTGTAGTTCGTAATCGCCACTGCGTCCGTGCCGGAGACACTGGCCCGGAAACCAATCGCCAGCGAATCCGTGGCCGGGTCGGCGGCACTGGCCTTCCAGCCGATGGCCGTACAAGAGTTGTCGGCCACAACGCCGAGACCGATAGCGGTGGCCCCGGTCGTGGCAGCAGTCATCGCACCTGTCATCTGGTCGTTAGAGTCAGTAAGAATGGTAGTCACGCGCGGCAAAGGACTGCCGATGGCCATAGCGCCGCTCTCGGCGCTGGCGTGGTAGCCCAGGGCCAGGCTGCCATCGGTGGCTGTCGCCTGGTTGCCCACGGCCACGGAACCGTTGGTGCTGGTGGTCGCGTTCCCCACGGCCACGCTCTGCGTCTGGGCGGTGGCGTTGCTTCCGCAGGCCACGGACTGCATATTGGCGACGGGGCCGGAACTTCCGCTGCTGCTGGTGTCGAGCCAAGCCCCGCCTGCACCATCCCAGCGATAGGACCAGTTTTCCCCGCCTTGCAATTCCCAGTAGCCGTTGCCCGCGCCACCAGGGGCGGGAGGACCGGACACGCTATAGGTCGGATCGTAGCCGTTGAAATCCGGCGCACCTACCGGGCCGGGCACCCACGTCGAAGGGCCAGTCAACATGCTTCCCAGCGCCACCGAGAGGTCTTGGGCGTTGGAGCCGTTGCCGACCGCGATGGAATGCTGATCGGAGACAGCGGCAGGGCCGACCGCCTCGGAGTAGTTGCTGGCATGGGCCGCATTTCCCACGGCCTTGGAAACCGAGTCCGCGCTGGCGTCGATGCCGAGTGCGATGGATGAATCGTTGGCGGTCGAACCTTGTCCGATAGCCTGCGAACTGTAGGTGGCGTGGGTACTGCCGCCGACAGCCATTGAGCCGGCGTCTTTGCTGGCACCGAGGCCCATGCTGCCGTCCGCATTGATGGACATGGCTTCATTGCTTATCGTGCCGCCAGCCTTGACTGCGAAGCTCGCCACGTCGCTGATCGAACCACCGCCGCCTGAGCCGCCCGTGGCCAAGACCTGGGCGAGGTTTGCGGGGCTGACCGGTCCCGTAGGACCGGAAGGGCCGGCGTTACCGTTCGTGCCGCTCGGAGCCCCGAGCAATATGGTCGGCCCGATTTGCAGATCGAGTTCCGTGGGGCTGAGGGCGGTGCCCACCTTGACGAAATACTGCCCAAGGGAAGAGGGCGGCGTGGGCGTCAGTTTGCCGACATTGGCCGGGTCGAGATAGTAGGCAGCGCCCGGAGTCAAGCCGCCAGATTCGCCATTGACCACTGCGTCCCACTGCGCGGTGGTCGCTGTGAATACGTCGTCGGTCTGCACGTTGCCGGAAGCGGCAGGGGCAATACTGGCGTCTTTCACCAGGCCGATGACAGTCGCCTGCGGCTGGCTGTTGGCCCTGGCGAAGTCGAAGGTGTTATTGCCTGCGGCATAGACAGGTGCGCCAATGACGGCCACCGAGGCGTCCGCATTGGTCAAGGGTATTGAACTCATGTTGTAGTTCCTTTACAGGGTTAGAAGGACACCCAAGTAACGACGCCGAGGGCGTCTATGTTGATTCCGTAACGGCCAGCGGTCGTGGGGAGCGCAGGCACAATGCTTGGGCCAGTGGCTCCCACAGGCCCGGTCGCGCCTTGTGCGCCAATCGCACCGCGCGGGCCGATCGGCCCTGTAGCCCCGGTTGGCCCGGTGTTTCCGTTATCGCCAACCTCGCCCTGCGGGCCGGTTGGTCCCGTCAGGCCAAGTGGCCCAGTCGCCCCGGCCACACCTTGCGGGCCGGTCGCGCCTGTGGCCCCTGCGCCGGTCGGTCCCGAGGGACCACTGGGTCCGCTCGGTCCTGTCGCGCCGATAAGGCCGATACCACCTTGCGGTCCTGTGGCACCAACTGGTCCACTCGGTCCACTGGGGCCTTCGTTGCCTTGCGGCCCGGTAGGTCCACCATTGGGGCCTGTGGCTCCGTCAATGCCTTGTGGCCCTGTGGCTCCGGCAGGCCCGCTGGGTCCGCTAGGGCCAGTTGGCCCGCTAGGTCCGTTGGGGCCACTGGGTCCGCTGGGTCCGATAGGGCCAGTCGGCCCGCTAGGTCCGCTGGGGCCGGTTGGCCCGCTAGGTCCACTGGGGCCGCTGGGTCCATCGACGCCTTGAGCGCCTGTGGCACCAACATCACCTTGAGGGCCTGACGGTCCTTGAATGCCTTGCGGGCCTGTCTGTCCAATGCGGCCTTGATCGCCTTGCGGTCCTGTTGCACCAACCGGACCTGTGGGGCCACCGGAGGGACCGCTGGGACCGGACGGTCCCACGGCTTCGGGCGGATTGCTGTAAGTGATTCCCATGACTACGCGCTCCTTAAATGCCCATCCAGGCAAGGTCTTGATTGGGGGACAGTGAGATGGCGTAGATCACGGACGGGTCATCAATAGGCAGTTCCATGATCGCGCCGGGCAAGAGAGGCATCCCACCGGTCGGGCTCAAGTCGGCCGTGACCGACTTCAGACCGATGTAGATAACGTCGGTGTTGGGCGTAGGATCGTTGCTGCCGGGTGCCCGCAAGAGCAGGCCACGGACCAGTTCGACCGAGTTCGGCGTCACTTGAACCGCGACCGTGCCGACAACCGCGTGGCCATGCTTCAAGTCCCTGGCCGGAGATGTTTCTTTGACTTCAAACATGGCTTGTTACTTATCCAACTTTGATGGTTCATTTGTTAGTTAGCAGCCGGAGCGGCGGGTGCCGGAGCGGCAGGTTCGGCGGGTGCCGGTACGACAGGTTCGGCGGGTGCCGGAGCGGCGGGAGCCGGAGCGGCGGGAGCCGGAGCGACAGGTGCTACGGGAGCCGGATCGGCGGGGAGATTGGTCGGCGTAATCGCCGGAACAACGTGCATTTCCTTGGGCTTCCGTGGGTACGGAATCACCAGCGGCAGCTTCACTTGCCTATGTAGGTTGCGTAGCATGGATCACTCCTCAATGTTGTTGGTGTTTCATCGTTTCAGGCCGCGATCCACGAGTAGCCTTGACCCGCCGCACTGCCAACAAGGAACACCTTATTCAGGTTGTCCACGTTGATAGCCGGCGTGGTCTCGCCCTTGCCGAGGATGTAGCCTTCTTTGGCGTCATCGGCCGAGTTACCGATGCAGAGGACTCCGGTGTTGGAGCCGTTGGCGCGGATCACCAGATTGCGGTGGATCACTCGGTCGCCCAGCGGCATGGGAGTCGTATCAACAGTCCCGCTGCCGGTGACAAAACCGGGCGGGCGCTTGAGAGGGGCCGCAACAAGGACCGAGGCTACAACAGGTGTCGGATCGGCCATCGTCGGTTCTCCTACTCAGCTTGGTTGTTCTTACCCTTACCCCGGACCTTGGGCTGCCGGCTGTCTTCCAGGGTGGTGTCCTGGCTGACGGTCTTCTCGTCCGTAGGGGCGTTGTTCGGATCGGTCGAGAGATCGGGCACGCCCCGCGAGGCAGGATCGCCGGGCAGACCGCCCTTGCCACCGGCAGTGGCACCGACTTTCACCTGGGCCTGAAGCACGCGCACCGCACGATCAGCATGATCCTTGCGGGCTTGCAGATACTCGTCATCGTCGAAGCCCAAGGCGATGGAGGCCGTCTTCTCACCACAGACGCCGTTGATAACGGATTGAATGATCGTGTTCCAATCACTCGTAGTGTAGGGCGCGGCGTCGATTTCCTTGTTGATGGATTCGAGATCGTCCACGCTGATCTTGCCGCCCAAGAGGGCCAGCACGATGCACTTGGCAAGTTCCTTCTTGACCTTGCGGCCAGGAACCGAAGCCATCAACTTCAGGAGGTTCTGCGCCTCGTCGATGCGGTCGGCGTCGGTCCTGAGATTGTAAACGTCAGGATACTTGATCGTGGCGATCTGACGATTGGCGGCATCCCGCTCTTCGTAAGCGGCCCAGTGTTCGGCCACTTGACGTTCGCCGTTTTCCAGTACCAGGCCGATATAGGACAGACCGGCTTCAAGGCCCTGGTTGTCCATCGCCTTCGACTCGGCCGACTTGCTCGCTAGACTGGCAACCGAAAGGTTGACAAGCTGACGAATCTCGTCGCCCAGCTTGCTCTGCAACTCCATCGACGCGCGGAGCGGATCGGAGGGAGGAGCGATGAAGCTGGGGGCGGTGAGTCCCTTGTCGTAGCTGCGGCCGTGCGTGGCACCGACTGTGATGTCGGAGTCGCTGCTGGGCTGTCCGCCTGTGGTGGCCGTGCCGTCTGTGGCGGCCGGCTTCAGGTGGGCACCGCTGGCCCGCAGATCGCGTTGCTCAACGTAGAAGGGGAAGTTGGATTTCAGGGCATAGTTCACGTCGCTGGAACCGAGGTTCAACAGCGCGATCTGGTGATTCACCACGTCCTTAATCATCGAATCCCCGATGTCCAAGAGGACGAAGGGAATACGCCGCAGTTCCAACTCGTAGACGCCGCCCGGATTTCCGTCGCGGTCTACCGGGTTGCCGTCCGTGTCGAGGAATTGCAGATTGACGAAGCCCGTGTCGCGGTTGATCCACAACATGCGGAAGCGTTCGACGGTGGTGGTGGGCAAATAGGTCCGCTGATCGAAGTTGAGCACTACGTCCCGCAGCAAGATGGCTTGAAACTCGGAAGGCTCTTCTGGTCTAGCGCAGGTCCAACTGAGGATGTCTTCAATCGGGTAGTAGTAGAGGTAAGGGCGCTGCTCTTGGGCCTGGGCCTGGGCCAGGGTCACTTCCCCGGTCAGGGCCGGAGCATCGACGAAGACGCCGACACGACCCATAATCAAGAGGTCCGTGAGAACCTTGACACCAAGGAAGGCGTTCATGTTCAGGCCGCGCTTGTCCACACCGAGGTTCAACCCGGCGACGGCCGACTGATAGGAGGACGAGCCGCCACGTCGGGTGATGTCGCGCATCCGCTGGAAGATCGAGTTGCGAACGTCGTTGATCGCCAATCGAGCGAACGCCGGGATCGGCGTCATTTCCAGCCGGTCGTTGAAGTCGATGTCATCTTCGCGCTTGCTGAACTTCTTGAGATACAACTTGCGGAAGTATTCGCCGCCGTTGTAGGTGATGCGCCATTTGCGCCAGTCGAGGAGACTTGAGAGGTAGGAAGGATGCCTCACTTCCACTATGTTTGTGATGTATTCAACGACCAAGGGAGGCGCTCCTTAAACTTGGGCTCGCAGATAGCGACTGCTTATTTCGAGCCGATGAGAGTGGATTACCAGATTCGCAGGACGCCCATGTTTTCGCCCATTGACGTGTCCACCCACATATCGCCGGTGGCGATGGCGGGATAGGCAGCGAACAAGGCGTCGGGATTGTCTGCGGCCGGCAGATTGCCGTAGTTGACGTGGCAGAACGTGTTGGGCGCGACGGCCGTGAGTTCCCAGGTGATACTGAGCCAGGGTTGCGGGCCGATGCCGGCAGCGTAGCCGCCGAGGATAAGACTGTAGGCGCTGGAAGCCGTGGCTCCGGTTCCGATGGCCACCGAGTAATTGCCACCGGCGCTGGCACCATATCCAACGGCCGTGGACTTCGTGCCGCTGACGTTGGCGCGGGTTCCAATCGCCAGGGCATACTGGCCGCTGCAACTGGCATAGTACCCGCTTGCCAGGGCGTAGTTGCCGCTGGCGCTGGTGTAGCTTCCGCTGGCCGTTGCATAACGTCCGCTGGCACTTGCCACAAAGCCGACTGCCAGCGCCGCATTGGCGGTGGCGTAGGCGTTAGGCCCTAGCGACAGACTTCGGTTTCCCGTCGCGTTTGCGCCCGGTCCAATCGCTATGGAGGAATAGGCCGAGGCCGTGGCATTAGAAGAGATCGCCGTTGCGTTCAGGCCGCTGGCGGTTGTATAAGCCCCAATCGCCGTGGCAGCGCTGTAGCCCGAGGCAGTCGCATTGGTCCCGATTGCCACTCCAAACTCTTGAGCCGTAGAACCTCGCCCCAGCACCAGGGATTGCTCGGCAGGTGCAGTGGCGTTAGCGCCGATGGCAATGGCATAGTTGCCGCTGGCGCTGGACTCGAATCCCAGTGCGATCCCGTAATTACTGGCGGTGGACTGGTATCCGATAGCGTTTGCGCCTGAATTGGCGACGGCGCTATTGCCGAGCGCCACGGACTTCCAGTTGGCGTTGGCATTGGCCCCGAGGACCGTCGAATAGACGCTGGCGGTGGCAGCATAGCCAACCGCCGTCTGATAGTTGATACCACCCCACACCGCTGCGTTGGCGGCATCCGCGTTGACGCCGACCGCCGTGTTGTAGTTGCCGCTGGCCGTGGCGTTATTACCGATGGCCGCGCTATTGGTTCCCGCCACGGCACCCGTGCCCAGCGACCCGACCGAAGAGGAACCGCTACTGCCGCCGCCTGCGGCGATCCAGCCGGTAGCACCGTCCGCATTGCCGTAGAGGATGTCGCCGGCCGTGTCCCAGTAAAGGGTGCCTTCACTGGCGGTGTGCGTCGGTGCGCCGCTGCCGGTCTGCACCACGATCTCGCCAAGGATGCCGTTGGCCGTGACCTGTCCGCCAGCCAGCAACGTCATCACGACATCGAGACTGCCTGCATCCAGGTCGCTAATGTCGATCAGTTTATACGTGCCGCTGTTTAGCTGCTTGATCTTGGCTGGTGTATAGGCTGGCATCGTACCGTCTCCGCTTTAAGTCGTCACACACGACCAGGAACTCAGCAGTCCCAGGTTAGGGTTGTCCGAGCGGAACGCGCGGTAGGTCTCGCTGTATCCCCATTGGTTTACGTGCGTCAAGATGCTCCCGCCCGTCCCGGCCCCGTCCATGCCGCCCGCCAGGAGCGAACCGACGTAGAAGGTAATCGTGTGGTAGGACAGACGGCTGGGAAACAAGTACCAGAGATACTCGCCCGCACCACTCACCGGCGACGTGCTTGGATCGTAGGCTGCGGCGTCCTGTAGGGCACTGATGGTAGCCGCATTGATTTCCGCGTCCGTAAGCGCGTCCGCCGTGGCATGGGTGGATTTGAAGAGATAGGTGCGATTGGGAGCCGGATTGTTCTGGGCAGATATCGTGCCGCTCCCCAGGCCGCTGAGTAGCGAGCAATACTGCTGGAAACTCTCCACGAAGCCCGAGGCGTTCGTCACGTCGGTCGTGCCGACCGGAGCGAAGGCGGCGCGTTCGCCGTTGATGGCAAAGTAGCTGACCAGTCCCAGGGCAGCACGATGGGCATACCAGAAATACTGGCCGGCTGCGGCGTTGGCAGTGAAGCTGCCGACACTGTTGTTGTCGGTCGCCACTCTGCGGAGGGCCACGACTTGGGCACTGGAAAGCAATGTCGCCTGGGAATTCACACCGCCGTAGCGGGAATTCAGGTAGGTAATCGTGCAAGTCCGCGTAAGGCCCGCAACACCGCTGACGGTTGCCGTGACCGTGAAGGTCCGAACCTCGCCGACTGAGGAGCCTTTGTAGACGGCCTTGCTCGGCGGCACGGTGCCGGCGTTCAACGCGGCATAGCTGGCCGGCAGAGTGATCGGATAATCGAAGCCCACGACTTGGCCGCTGTCCACACTGATCGAGGCGACCGAGGGCACGCCGACATAGGAGACGGCAAAGGACGGTATGGCATCAATCGCAGCCATCACGGCCACTTCCCGCACCAATGCGAAGCCGCCGTCAACAGTGAAGCCATTGATCGAGGCGACGAAGGCCAGGACGTTGGTGAACGACTTCTCCACCCAGCCGCCCATCGTGGAATCGAAGATCAATTCCAGAACGCCACGAGACGGGGAGAGGGCGCGAGTGGTCGCCGCCAGCCGTAGGTCGCTGCCGCCCAGCGTGCCCATGTCTTGCAGCGTGATGGTGTGCGTCCCGGTATTGACCAGGACAGCGAGTTGACCGTTGCGTCCAGGGGCGATGGTCGGAACGGCCGTCAACACGTAGTCCGCAGCGGAGGTCAAGGGCATCACAGCGTCACCGTCATTGACGACGATCACGGCAGCGGCCGACGTGAGATTCTGGGCGGCGGCCTCCGTGTAGAGCCCAGTGATTCCGCCTGCTGGTCCCGTAGCTCCTGTGGCTCCGGTGGCTCCGGTCGGGCCGGTGGGTCCGCTGGGTCCGCCACCGGGACCGGTGGGTCCGGTCGGCCCTTGACTGGCTGGTTGTTCAACGGCGAAGTTCATGGCGGCACTCCTGGACGCTCAGGCTTAGCGGCCTTTGGCGAAATTAGTCAACGTAGTCGCCGATCAGGCGGGCGAGCCGCTGAAGGCCGAAGCCCTGATACGGGTGCAGGCGGAAGAGCACTTCCCGGCACGGATTCGCGTAGGTGTCGGCCGGGGCGGATTCGCCGAGGGCCACTTCCTTGTCGGCCAGGGCCGCCAGGAGCAGGTAGGCCAGGTCACTGGCGTTGTCCTGCATGTTGCCGTTGAGTCCGAGTTTGGCGATGACTTTCTGGAAGCAATTCATTTCTCTGTCTCCGATTCAAAGTGCCTAAAGGAATTTCTTGATGTCCTGCCCCGTGGACATGGAGGCCGCGAAGGGCAGGGCGATCTCAGCGTAGTTGAGGCTGTGAGCGTAGTGATCCGGGCCAGTTTCAACGAAAGTTGCCACTGGGTTGCCCGTCTCGTCTTTCTCGTAGGTCCGCACGAGCGACTTCAGGTGCTCGCGGTATTCCAGCGTGAGGTCACGCGGAAGTATGATGCGGCTGGGTTTGGTCTTGAAGCGACCCAGCGTGCAACTCAGCCAGTTGGTGCGATCAACGGTGGCTATGGGAGCGCCGCCGTCTTCCTCGCTCACGGCAACTTCCTTGGCGGACTGGCCGCGCCGATAGCGGCAAAGCCAGACGTAGCCGTGGAAGCGGCGGGCGAAACGGCGAGCCTCATTGATCTGCGGATCGGCGTCGATCACGCAGGCCAGGATTTGCCACTCCCGCATCAGGTCGTTGAGCATTCCCCAATCGTCTTCATGGAACTTGCCGAACCAGAGCAGCTTGCCGATGGCGGCGACGTTGATGTCGCTTGACATTTGATCGACGAACCACTCCATTACCGAGACATAGTTCCATTTGCCCTGGTCCACGCCCATCGTGATGCAGCGTTTGCCGCCCGTCGCCGGGCGTGGATCGTTGAGCGTGTGGCCCTTCAAGGCGGCGTCAATCATTTCGTCGGTGACTTGGGCACCGGTGCCGATGAAGGGCAGACCGAGTTTCGAGTTGTGGAATTCTTTGTTGGCGGCTTCATCGCCTAGACCGCGATGGTAGGCCAGCACGAGTTCGCCGGGCGTGACCGTGCTTGAGTAGAGTTGGTTGACGTAGAAGCCCCGCGAGTCAACAGGGTCCACGTTAGGGGCGGTCGCCACCCATTGGGCGTCGGCCAGCCAGATGGGCTTGGTCTTGTGATCCAGCGGATGCTGGCACTCTTTGCACTTGATGAACGATTCTTTGCAGCGCGGGTCTTGGACCGACTCGCCGATGATCTCGATGCAATCGGGCCAGGTCAACTCCGTCAGTCGTCCGCAGTGCGGGCACTTGAAGAAGTAGTGCTCTTGCGTGCTGGTGAGGAACAGCTTGTGGATGCCGTACTTGGGAATCGTGGGCGTCGAGATGGCAATGACGTGCTTCTCGACCTGACCCGACAAACGCTCCAAGGCGAGCCAGATGGCCCGCTGGTCCATTTCGTCCACTTCGTCGAGGATCAGTTCGGAAACTGGAATCGACTTGAGGTTGCTGTCGCCGCGCGAACCACGGATGTAGAGTGAATTTACGCCGGTCGATTTGAGCCCGACCGTATTCGTGTCCGTGAAAAGATTCTTCAGATACGGACTGAGATTCAAGGCACCCGAGAATCTTGCTTTTGAAAAATCGCTCGCGTTCAGCGAAGTAGGCAAGACATAGAGCACGTCGCGCTTCAACTGGTCGAGCGTGTAGAAGGCTCGATTGATTCCCGTCTCCGTGACGCCAAGCTGGGCGGCTTTCATGGCCACCGTGAAGGCGGACTGGGAATCGTGAATCTCGCGGCACCAGGGGTG